GTGTCTAACCGGATAGAATCAAATGTCACCTCACGCCCTTCTTCATCGCGATATTTACCGGCCTGTATTTCCAAGTTCGTATATACCGGGTTGCCCAGTGTACCGATGTATAATTCTTTGTCGCGAACCACCTCATTAGAGATAGCATTTTCATATGGGTTATCCTGTCCATTGATTATACGCACCGCAGGCGGTATAACAAATACCCTTCTTAATGTTCCTATACTCATTGCCCCGCTACTATTTGTGAATCATTTACAACTCCGATTAACGCCGCTGCTATCATCTCTCGAACCTTTGCCGGACTTTCCGTTATATTGGTTGTTTGCACCGTGAATTTATCCACCAAATTCCCGATTGTTACATTTATGCTGATTGCCTTGTTACCGCTAACCGATTTCCCTTTACCAACTTTAGATTCTTCAGTTGCCGGTGTAGACATCGTTGATGTAGCAGCTATGCCTGCTGTCTTACTTGTTGGGTCTGCTGATGTCGCCGCTTTCGTTATCGCATTTGCCTGACCTTTTCGGAAGTTGTCGCCAATCTCCATTGCTGCATCCCGATATGCTAATACAGCACCCTTCACGCCTTCTTTTATTCGCGTAGGGTCAAGAGTAAAAACACCTGCTAATATCTCGCCTACATTCTTGTAAACTGTTATTACAAAGTTTGCAAGTCCTTTCAGAACCTCCCAAACTCCCATTACTATACCTCTGAATGTTTCTGACCGCTGCCATGCAACATATAATGCACCGGCTAATATTGCAAGCCCTCCTGTCATCATTGCCCATGCTGCCGCACCAGTTATCCCTGCGGCATACATTGCCGCAGCTAAGCCCTCTGTTGCCACCATTTGCACAAAGATAAGGGCGGTTGTAATACCTGATTTTACAGCTGCCGCCACTTGCATGGCATTATAAAGTGCAAACCCAGTGGCCGCTACTCCTAATGCAACTCCAAGCCCATAAATTACGTCAATATTACGCGATACCCAATCCATAATACTGCCTAAGCCATTTAATACATCATCGATAGCTGGCTTCATATCCTCAAACATTCTTACTCTTAACTGAAAGAATGCATCTGATAGATTAGATATTCTTACGGACGTATTTTGAGCCATATTTACAAGGCCATTCTCATACAATCCTCCTGCCTCATTTGCCTTTCTCAATGCTGTAGCGATATTCTCATAAGTTATCACTTGACCTTCGCCAGATTTAATCCCGGCCTGTTCCAACAGCTTATACAAGTTTACGCCTGCAAATGCAAATTGTTTAATATCCATTGCCGTTGCTTGTCCGGTGTTTCTGATTTGTTGCAAATTGACAACCATACGGGAGAGTTCATCGTCACCGCCACCTGTTGCCGCAATTGCATTAGATAGGTTTAACACCGTATCGCGCGCTCCGGCCGCACTTTCTCCGGCAGATATTAACGCTTTGTTTGCCTGTAATAAAACATCAAATTCAAACGGCGTCTTAGTCGCATCCTCCATTGTTGCTGTTATCACGCGTTGCGCTTCCGCACCATCCTTTAACAGCGTTGTAAGGCCTGTTCTCGCATTCTCTACCTTAGAACCTGCGTCTATAATACCTTTTACAAATTGTGTGATTGCAACGCCACTAAATGCCGCAGCGATAGTACCACCGAGCATTGCCGTCATGCTATTCGCACTGTCAACGGATTTTTCAAAACCATCTACTCCCTGCTTTGCTTTTTGCAGGTTAGCGCTAAATACATCTTTTAGCGATAATACATATTCTACATTTTGAGACATTACTTATATTGCCCGATTTCTCTTAAACAGAACTTCAATTGCTCAACGGCTTTAATAAATTCCTCATCAGATAGAGTGTCCGCATCGACATGAAAATAATAACGGATGCGAGCAGCCCATTTTGTTAACTCGCTACTCTCATCCGTTATGACATACTCTTCTATTTTTTTTTAAACTGATTAACGGACATTTTCACCAAGTCCATTGCCGCCATTGCCGCACCGATATAGATATGGTCATTCTCTGCCGCCTCGCTGTATATCCGTGCATCGCTTTCTTCTTTGATTAGACAAGCGTCCAATAGCTCAGATGCTGCGGTAACCGGTGAAACAAAGGACTTATCCAGCGCGCGCATTTTAACAATGCGTTGCGGTTCTTTAATGAAGCCTATCACCTGTCCGCCGTTGCCGTCATCGAATAACAACGGATGCACTTTACAGCCGTGTATTTTGCCGAGTTCATCGGCCTTTAATTCCAATTCTTCAATTGTCTTCATAGTATAGTTGTTTATTATCTGTCAATTCCGCCGATAATTAATGGGATAGTTACCATCAACTTCGTATCACCCTGATTTGCATCCAATGGGTCTTCTAAGAACTCCACCGCGCGCAATGTGTCGCGGTCAGCAGCCACAGAAGTTCCGCCAAAAACAATAGAGATATCAAACGGCGGGATGGCCATAGGGTCGCGGAGTGGAGCTGCTGCGATAATACGCTTCCATTCGTCAACGTACATCTCAATTGACCCCTCATACTCGTAGTTACCATAACCACGACTAACCGGCTGTGAGCCTAATCCGTAATTATTCTCTTTGGTTTGTTTTCTCTTGTAGCTGATTTTCGTAATACCAACTACCGGCACGCCAAACAATATCATTTTGATATTCGCGTAAGAGTAGTTGATACCGTTTATTAATGGTGTTGCCATGTTGTGTTAGATTGATAATGTGAAGCCAATATTTACCTGAATTTGTCGCGCTGTACCGATAGGCAGGAGTTGAACCGTTACAATAAGTGTAGATGTGCTAAGAACATTCTGCGCCGGATTAATTACCACGCTAAATGCTGACAGTTCCCCATCTCTTACCATTTGCTGAAGGTTAATCTCTGCCTTGTTCTCAAAGTAAGCCACCGTTACATCCTGTAAAGTACCATCACTATTCAGCACCAATGGACTGTTTAATTCAGGCTGCAAATTTGCATAGATACCTCGAATTGCTTTGTCAATCGTGCGCTGATTTTCAATATACGCATAATCAGAAGTATCAGGAGTTGCGGTGTGTGAATCATTAAAGTATGTTCCGGCATTATTGATATACTTTCTAAGGAAAATATATTTTTTAGTGTTCAATGAAGACACTGCATTTGTAGCCATGTCTTTGAATTTCACACCGTCTGTAAATGCAGGTACATCGAGTTCCGTGCCGTTGCTCATATTGTACTTGCCCACCCATGCAATACACTCGCTAACTTTGCTTAAGGCTACCGCTCCGAGTGTAGCGCCTAAACAAGATATAGAGTAACCGGATGCCATGAATAAATCATATCCTTTTCCGTTCCCATCTTGACCAATGACAACAGACACATTTGGTGCATTAAGCGTTCTAAGGTCGGTGTAGTCAGTTACATCATCCCCAACTGCATTCGCTGCGTAAACAACAGACATCGGTTTCTGTTCACCTGCCAGTGTGGTGCATTGCACTTGTATAGCTGTAATGTGGCCTGTGTCTAAACTTTCACTTCCAAGATATACGCCTGCCTGTCTGATTTTACCGTCCGCAAAGTTCTGCATGGATTGCAGTTCTTCAAAGGTGTAAGTAGCCGGAACATCAAAGATGCCTATGTAGAGAATACCCTTTGGTTGTACTCTGAAAAATTCGCTAACATGGTAATGCATGACAGCTAAATCACTTTGAACGCCGCCGCCAAACTGTGTTATCGTAGCTGCAATACTGCCTACAATAACGGTAGTAATCGGTGTTCCTGAATTTAAGAACACACCTAATCCGGTGCGTGCTGTAATTGTAATTACACCGGCCAAATTTGTAGCGGTATATCCATGCACATCTGTGTCTGCATTGATTAATGTAACAATAGAAGCAGCTACCGCTGTAACTGTGGCATCTCCTGATACTTTAGTATAAGTTGCTAATGTAACCACACCTCGCGGCTCTGCAACCTTAATTGCAATAGTATTACCATTGCTTCCAACGTTGGTAATCTCTACCGTTCCGGTGGCTTGTGTTTCGTCAGAATAATTATCGACAATACCAAGCCCTTCAGCTTGCTCTAAAGAATAAACCGCTTTTACGCGGTCATTAGATGCAAAGCCCGAAGGTAGGTTGTCGTTATAAATAAGTAAACCTGAAATAAAGTCCTCGCCTTGCAGCGGTCTTCCAAGTCCTCCCTGTCCGCGAACGAACGTTATATCATTCAGTGGCATCGCTTTCTTTTTTTATTTGTTTCTTTGGCTCAGGTAAAACACCCTTCACCACGAATAATTTTTCCTTTTTCTTATGCAGATATTCTGCCGGAGTGTCGACAAAGATGCAGCCATTCTCATCTACCACAATAAGGTTTCCGGTAGTTCCATGCGCTGCACTCTTTGCCTCACAGAGTGTGCTTATTGCACTGTTCTTGTTTTCTCTTGCCATTTTGTGCCATTGAAAATAAACTCAATAACCGCAGCTGCGCCGGATGATAATGTAGCAGTAGCAGATGATAACCAGTTAGTACCTGTAAATTTCAATTTATCACCGGAAGTTCCACTAACAAGTAATACCATTTGGTCGCCTAATGCTGCATTTGTAACTACCGGAGAACCGAGAGTAAGACTATCCAACAATTCCACTTTTACGATGGTATGGAACGCCTTTTCGGATGTGATAGTAATGGTATCAGCACCGGCTGCATCCTGTTTAGATTGCAGTTTATACACCAATGTGCGGCCTGTATTGTCTTTGTTTGGAGTAGTTCCAAAACGCGGAGATGTTGATTGTGCAAACGTGCTAACTGCGAAAATCGTTACGATTGCGAATAAGATATTTTTCATTTCTTTTTAAATTTTTTGTGGTTAAAATTTTCTTCTACCTGTGGTGTGACCTCTTTGCCGATATCCGACTTTCTTACTTCATTACAAAATGCGCCTTTTTTGATTAACAAATAGTCGCCTTTTGCATCCGCGAACACGACATCTCGTGAACGCGGATTAGCAAAGTATTCTTTGATTTTAGATAGTTCCATAAAGAACGGTTTCATCACCCCATCCAATTTGAACATCCAATTTCATGAGGCATTTAACAAAATACAACTCACTGTTCGCTTGCAGTTGCGCTACTTTCAGACCCTCATCTGCTGTTGAGTTCATACCCACCCACAGATTAGATTCCATTGTCGGCAAACCTTTTGCAATCATGAACACATCATTTGGGAAATCTGCAACCGGCACAACTTCTTTCCCTTTGTACTTCGGAACGCCTGCACTTGTAACGTCAACCCCTTTGTAAGTCTGTGCGATTTGCGCAGTTACATAAAAGTCGTAAGTAGCGTAAGAAACGTAGAACTTCACTTGTGGGTCGTA